AATCAATTTACCGAAATTAATTTTCTTGAAACTCCGTCCACTTTAATTATTGGAAACAATGGTGCTGGAAAAAGCACTATGTTAGATGCTTTGTGCTTTGGATTATTTAATAAACCATTTCGTAAAGTAACTAAATCACAATTAGTTAATAGTATTAATGAAAGAGAATCAAGAGTTGAGATAGAATTTAGTATAGGATCAGTAGAATATAAAGTTATACGTGGTATGAAACCAGGTCTATTTGAGTTATATCGCAATGATAATCTCATAGATCAAGATGCTGCTAACAGAGATTACCAGAAATATCTAGAACAAAGTATACTCAAATTAAATTTCAAGTCATTTACACAAGTGGTAATACTTGGGAGTAGTACATTTGTTCCCTTTATGCAGTTATCAGCACCTCATAGAAGAGAAGTTATTGAGGATATACTTGACATTCAAGTCTTTAGTCATATGAATATGTTACTGAAAGATAGAGTTAAAGATAATAATGAAGCACTAAAAGATTGTGAGCACGAGTTAGAGATGGCAAAGCAAGCAATAACATCTCAACAAAAAACTCTTGATAAGTTAACTGAGTTTACTGATAAGCAAAAATTAGAATTACAAATACAGATTGATAATAATGAAGATCGTATGTCACAGATTCACAATGAGGTTGATGTTCTACAATCAGAAATAGATAGTGGAAAAAATATTGATAAAGATTTAAAAGATATACAGGCATCTTATAATTCAACTCTTAAAATTATGACTCGTATTGATACGAAAAATAAAAAGATTGAAAAGGATATAAAATTCTTCACTAACAATACCGCTTGTCCTACTTGTGCACAGACTATCTCACCAGAACATAGAGATGAAAAGGTTGAAGTATTTTCTAGTAAGGGTAAAGAATTGTCAGAAGCATCAATACAATTGACAGAACAATTAAAAGCAATAGAAGAAAGAACTAAAGGTATAAAGGAAAAACAAAGTATTCTAACTGAAACTCAATTTGAGATACGTCGTTTGTATAATGAAGAGACAAGACTTCTAAAACAAAATAGTAATAATAGAAGAATACTAGAAATAGAAAATGACAATCAAGATATCAAAAAAGAGGATAGTCTTTTAAAAGAATTGACAACAAACTTTGATGATAAAGAACAAGCGTGTGCTAGTGTCAACAAGGATGCACAAGATTATAAATTAGTTGCTACACTATTAAAGGATGGTGGTATAAAATCTAAAATTATATCAAAGTATATTCCTATCATCAATCAAAGAATTAATAAGTATCTATCTTCTATGGATACCTATATTAATTTTACTCTTGATGATCAATTTAGAGAGATAATTAAATCTAGACATAGAGATAAATTCTCTTACTCATCTTTTTCAGAAGGTGAAAAACAAAAAATTGATTTATCTTTATTGTTTACTTGGAGACATATTGCTAAGATCAAGAACTCCATCACTACAAATCTATTGATTCTTGATGAGGTATTTGATTCTAGTCTTGATACAAGTGCGACTGAGGAACTTTTAAAGATCCTTAAGGAACTACAAGACACAACTAATATGTTTATTATATCTCACAAAGGTGATATACTATTAGATAAGTTTGATAGAACTATCAAATTTGATAAATCATCTGAATTTTCTAAATGTATTAACAATGTTTGATATTCCTTTTTATACTTCTAATGGTGAATTTCAACACCACGAAAGTTTAAAACAGAAACTATTAAAACGTAGAGATGAATTTACATCAGATGCTTGTAAATTCTATGGTAGTGGGTACTCAACTATACATACCAATTCTTTTATACATAAAGAAAATCTTGAGATTGAAGAATTCCTTTTATTAAAACAAGAGTTATTTGATCCAGACCTTGAGATTACACATTGTTGGGTAAACATCAATCCAAAAGGTGCTTACCAAATGCGTCATAATCACGCAGAGTGTGATGTAGCAGGGACATATTATTTACACGTACCTGTAGGTGATACAGGTGATTTGTATATGTACCATCCTGCTCCTGCTGTAGAAACAATGGGAAGACTAAAACCGTACTGGCCATCAACGCATTGCCAGATACCACGTGAAGGTGACTTATATTTTTGGCCAGGATATCAAGACCACGAAGTACGTACTAACCACGAAAATCAAGAACGATGGAGTATCAGTTTTATGATGTCAATCCCTTCCGAGATCCGACATACAAGATTTCCAAGTCTACCCCGACCCCGATAATGGAAGAGGTAAATCTTTTTCCCACTACAATAAACGTCTTTCATCATAATGATAATAATATTGATAATGAAGTTGAGGGTATACCTGATGACCCTGCCATTTTATCTCACATCTCTCGTAATGCAAGAGCAGATATAAAGACAGGTTCTCATAATGGTATGAAGAACTTAAGGATGTTTGAGAAGTATCAACTCCCATACCTAGAAGATTTTTTCAATGAATGTTTATGGGAAGTAGATGCTAGACTTAGTATAGAGCAATCTTGGATCAATAAAGGTCCTAAGGACAGTCATCAAATCGCACACACACATTCTGGATTTAAAGTTTCTGGTGTATACTGGCATAATGTGACTCCACAACAAGGTGGTATCGTCTTTATGAATCCAATCCCATATGCTAAGATGGGTCATTGGGGAACTGAAGAAGGAAGACACTTTCCTACTACCTCACGAACTCTTATCTTATTCCCTTCTTGGTTAGAACATAAAACTGTCAAGAATGGTATAGATAGAGATAGAATATCCGTAGCATTTAACGCAAGGTAAATTATGAAATGTTGGCATTGTAATACTGAATTGATATGGGGTGGAGATCACTCTATGGAAGACTTGAATGATGGAGAGGAATCTGAATACGATTTCTATTCAAATTTTACTTGTCCTCATTGTCATTCTTATGTGGAAGTTTTTCACTATAGTAAAGGTAACAGTAGTAACACCCTTATAAGGCAAAGGAAAAATGAAAGTACCGAACTGGCAACACCACTCCAAGAAGGAGAAGAAGCGACACCTTAAACCTCAAGCACTACGTCAAGCACGTGCCAGACGTAGACAGTTGATAAAGTGTCTATTGAACCGTCCTAGTGGCGGTTCTTCTATTATAATGTGTATATAAGCGACACACAGAATTATGACAATCAACACTGGAGTTAAAGGAACACTTGCTAAACTACTAGCAACAGAAGACTTAGTTGTAGAACATAGAAAGTGTGAGACTGCATCATTCGATGTAGAGAGAAGAGTATTGACATTGCCTATATGGGAGAACGCTTCAGAGAATGTATACGATATGCTTGTTTCTCACGAGGTAGGTCACGCACTATTCACACCTAGAGATTGGTCTGAATTCCCTTGCCCTCAGTCATTCATTAATGTTGTTGAAGATGCTCGTATCGAAAAGTTAATGAAGAGAAAGTATGCAGGACTTCCAAAGACATTCTTCAAAGGATATAAAGAATTAAATGAAGATGATTTCTTCCAAGTAAATGATAGAGATTTACAAGACCTCCAGTTAATTGATCGTATCAACCTTCACTTCAAGATTGGTAACTTCCGTGTTGTTCCTTTCCTTGACACAGAGTATGACTTTGTAACAAGAACAGAAAGAGCAGAAACATTTGAAGAAGTTATTGAAATATCTAAAGATATCCACGAGTTTATGAAAGAGCAATGGGATGAAGAGCAAGCACAAATGGCAGAGGATGAGAGAGAAGATCACATATCAATGGAAGGTGGTAATGGTAACGGTACTGATGACGGAGAGTATCCTCTAGAAGATCTATCCGAAGGTAGAGGGAAGAAAGGAGAAGGAGAAGAATCTGAGCAGACATCTGATCAAGAAATCATCAATCCAAATCAACCTTGGGATTCAGCAGATACTGAAGCGGGTACTCAAACAACTACAGAACCTTCAGAAGCAAACACAGACACAAGACCTACACAAGGAAAGCAAGAACCAAATTTTGAAGCAGAAACTGACAATACTTTTATTGAGAAAGTAAAAGAGTATGTCAAGCACGGTGGTTATGAGATTGAGTATGTAGAGATTCCTAAAATCAATACACTTAGTGATATTATTATCTCGGAGAAAGAAGTTCAAGAAGAATTAGATACTTGGTTCAAAGACTTCAGACTTGACAGACTTGTTAAATCTTCTTGGAATTGTGATGAGAACGTTGAGAACGAAAGATTAACTGAAGCACTAGAAACTCTTGCAATGGCAGACAAAGAGTTTGATACATTCAGAAAGCAATCTCAACCAGAAGTTAACTATCTTGTTAAAGAGTTTGAGATGAGAAAGTCAGCAGCAGCATATGCTAGAGCAGGGGTATCTCGTACAGGAGTTCTTAACACAAAGATTCTTCATCAGTACAAGTACAATGAAGATCTATTCAAGAAAGTAACAACTCTACCTGATGGTAAGAATCACGGTATGATGTTTGTACTAGATTGGTCAGGTTCTATGAACCACAATCTTTTAGATACAGTAAAGCAAGTTTGTTCACTCGCTTGGTTCTGTCGTAAGGTTCAGATTCCATTCAAAGTATTTGCTTTCTCTAACTACAGACAATCTTGGGGTAGAAAAGAAGTAGTTGTAGAACAGAAAATGGGTGATGTAGATCTTAATCAAGGATTCTGTCTCTTAGAATTACTTACATCTAATGGCAACAACAAAACATTCGAGCACAACATCAAGAACTTCTTTAGAGTTGGTATGTCAGCAGGAGACTACAGAATGTTTGATGATGCAGAAAGGGAAAATGCTATACAAAATAGATTTGCATACTACCACGGTAGAAGACTTCCAAATCCACCTAAGTTTGGTCTTGGTTCCACTCCTCTTATGGAAACAGTAACAGTATTACATTCAGTAGTTCCTCTATTCAAAAGAGAAACAGGTGTAGAGAAGATTTCTATCAGTATCTTAAGTGATGGTGAGTCTGCTCCTTGTTCATACTATTGCCCTAGAAACTTTATGGGTAGTACAGAAGGTTACTACAGCAATAGTTTCAATTCAAGATGTCAGTTACGTAATCGTAAGACTGGTAGAGTCTATGGAGGTTCATATGATATGGAAGATGTATACAACAACTTCTTAAGTCATCTTAAAGAATCATTCCCAGAAGTTAGTTTACTTGGTTTCAGAATTCTATCTAAAGGTGAAGGTGGTTCTTACTTTAGACAACAGAAATCTAGAGGTTACTTCAAGGGTACTTGGGAGGAAGCATCAGCATCTTACAAGAAAAACAGATTCTTTGAAATGAACAACTCTGCTTTTGATAAGTTATTCATTTTACCATCAACCAATACATCGGACGATCATTCAATGGAAGAACTAAAAGAAGACGCAACCAAGGCACAGATCAGAAGTGCATTCAAGAAGATGTTTAAAGGTAAAGCATCCAATAAAAGATTGCTCACATCATTCTCAAAGACAGTTGCATAAGTGTCCACTAACCCCCTATAAGGGGGTTTTCTTATGTCATAATGTATACATAGACAACAGGACACACAATGCCATTCAAAACAGAAATCCCAGTGACAACACAAGACCTTGTTACATACCTACAAAACAACTTCGGTGACGAGGTTGCTGTACCTCAGTTAATGAAGGCAGCAGATGAATTCAAATGCTCTCTCGCTACAGTTAAGAAGCGTTTGAAAACTTACAAAAAAGGTATAGGTAAGTGGAACCTTACAGTACAAGAAGTACGTAAACAACTTGAGAAGACTTATGTTCAAGAACAGAAAGTATCTCTAATACCACTCAAGGATGAGAACTTTGTACCATTCGGTAACTTCAATGCAGTAAAGAAGATACTTAAGTCAGAAGCATTCTACCCAACATTCATTACAGGATTGTCAGGTAACGGTAAAACATTCGGTGTAGAACAAGCGTGTGCTCAACTAAATAAAGAGTTAATACGTGTAAACATCACAATTGAAACAGACGAAGATGATCTTATTGGTGGGTTTCGTCTTGTTAACGGTGACACTGTTTGGCATAATGGACCCGTTATCGAAGCTTTGGAAAGGGGAACTATCCTCCTTCTAGATGAAGTCGATCTAGCATCTAACAAGATACTATGCCTACAGTCAATCCTTGAAGGTAAAGGAGTATTTCTCAAGAAGATCGGTAAGTACGTTCACCCTGCTAAAGGATTCAACGTAGTTGCTACAGCAAACACAAAGGGTAAAGGTTCTGATGATGGTAGATTCATTGGCACTAACGTTCTTAATGAAGCATTCCTAGAAAGATTTGCTATCACTCTAGAGCAAGACTATCCATCACCTCAAACAGAGACTAAGATTCTCAACAAGATTTCTTCTAACAAACAGTTCTGTGAAAGACTTGCAAGTTGGGCAGACATCATTCGTAAGACATTCAAGGATGGTGGAGTTGATGAAGTGATCTCTACACGTCGTCTTGTACACGTTGTAAGAGCATTCGATATCTTTGGTTCTAAAGAAACTGCTATCCAGTACAGCATCAACAGATTCGATGATGAAACAAAGCAAGCATTCCTTGAGTTGTATGACAAGATCGATGCTGATTTCGATGTTGCACCACCAACACCACTATCAGATAATCCACAAGGTTGACTTCTGATTGAAAACAAGTTATTATAAGGGGGTTCAAGTCCCCCTTTTTTGTGGCATTTAAATATGATGAGGATAAACTCCTCCAAGAAGTTGCAGATTACATATCGCAAACTTACCAATTACATTACTCAAAAGGTAATGTTCAAACACTGGATCTAATAGATTCTGTTGGCGATGCTGAAGCATTTTGTAGATCTAACATTCTAAAATATGCTTCTCGATATGATCGTAAGGGTACAGCAAGAAAAGATATTGTAAAAATTGTTCATTATGCTATACTGTTATTGCATTTCAATGACAAGAAAGCAAATTCAAATCAACTCATTAATGGTTCTACAGCATTTACTGTAGACTATGACAAATAAATTATGACAACTGAGACTCCTGACATTGTTAAACTTTCCAAGAGAACGCAAAACGTTCTCAAGAACTTCGCAAACATCAACAAGTCAATTATTATTGAGAGTGGTAGCACGATTAGGTCACTTAGTATCAACAAGAACATCTTTGGTTCTGCTAAGATCACTGAAACATTCCCAAGAGACATCCCGATTTATGATCTGGGTATATTCCTCTCTGGTCTCTCATTGTTTGAGAATCCAATCTTTGACTTCACGCATACTCAGAAATTGATTACTCGTGATGAAGCAACGAATGCAAGTACAACATTCTTCTACGATGACCCATCAATAATCAGTTCATCTCTTCCTAACAAGAAGATCACAATGCCAACGATTGATGTTAAGTTTAATCTTAGAGCAGAAACATTAAATAAGATTTTACAGGCAGCATCAGTTTATAAAGTTGAAGATCTATGTGTCTACAATAGAGAAGGTAAGATTTATATTATGGTATGTGATAAGAAGAATGATACATCAAATACTTATACTGTTCCAGTTGGTACAACTGAATCTAATGATGAGTATTGTTATTGTTTTAGGGTAGAGAATATAAAGATATTACCTGGTGATTACACTGTGTCAATTGCTAGTCAGAAGATTGCTAACTTCGTATCAGAAGGTAATCAGGTAGAATACTTTATTGCATTAGAACCATAATGTTTAGAAGGTCTCTCTTTGATGTTCCAATATTCATAGTTCCAGTAGGAGATTGGCAAAACCAAAAGAGTGCCTTCTTAGATGGAATCGATTGGAGTGATCAAGAATGTCAGTTGGAACATTGTTGGACAGACTATCATAAGTTTTTTAGAGCAGGACGTATGCCAGATTACTTTGATCGTTTGATGGCAATAATTGATTTACCAATGCAAATATTTCAAAGAGAGAATCCTGGTGCCTATGTAAATTCTGCTTGGTGTCAAAGATATTCTAGAAACAGTCATTACCATCCTGCACATACTCACGGTGCTATCGGATGGTCTTCTGTTTTTTATGCTCAACTAGGATATGGACATCAACCAACTGCATTCATATCACCTATTACAGATCCTTGGTCAGGACATATTGATGAAGCATTTCCAGATGTTAAAGAAGGTGATATGATATTCTTTCCATCATATTTAATTCATCAATCACTACCACATAAGAGTGGAGAAGATAAAATTATTTTTAGTATGAACTTTGTAAAATCTGAGGAAACCATCTATGTCTGAATCATTTCTCTGGTCTGAAAAATATCGTCCTCGTAAAGTACAGGAGTGTATCTTACCTGAGTACTTAAAAAGTATGCTACAAGGATTTGTAGAGAAGGGTGAAATACCTAACTTGTTACTATCAGGTTCAGCAGGAGTTGGTAAGACTACTGTTGCAAAAGCATTATGTGAAGAACTAGGAGCAGATTACTATGTTATTAATGGGTCTGATGAGGGTAGATTCTTGGACACTGTACGCAATCAGGCAAAAGCCTTTGCTTCTTCTGTTTCTCTTACATCTGAATCAAAGCATAAAGTTATTATTATTGATGAAGCAGATAATACGACACACGATGTACAACTCTTACTCCGTGCAGCGATTGAGGAATTCCAGAACAACTGTAGATTTATCTTCACGTGTAATTACAAGAACAAGATATTAGAACCTTTACATTCCAGATGTAGTTGTATTGAATTTAATATTACAGGAAAAGAAAAACAGAATCTTGCAGCAGAATTTTTTAATCGTGTACGTAACATATGTAAAGAACAAAAAGTTGAAGCAGAACCACGTGTACTAGCAGCACTTATCAATAAACATTTTCCAGACTTTAGAAGATCACTTAATGAGTTACAAAGATATGCTTCATTAGGTAAGATTGATAATGGTATTCTAGCAGTTGTATCTGATACAAAGATAGAAGACTTGATGGCATCTTTAAAATCTAAACAGTTTACTGCTATGAAAAAGTGGGTAGTTCAAAACTTAGATAATGATCCAAAACAAATAATGCGTAAAATATATGATTCTTTGTATACATATTTACAACCCGCATCAATCCCTGCTGCTGTCTTGATCATAGGTGAGTATCAGTACAAGTCTGCCTTTGTTGCTGATCAAGAAATTAATCTAGTAGCATTTCTCACAGAGGTTATGTCGGAGTGTAAATTCAAATAACCAAATATTACCTAATATGGAATATGAAAATTTAAAAAAACGATGTATATCTTGCAAACAAATACTACCAATAGACAAATTCAGAACAGAGAAGGCACGTGTCAGGGATGGTACAACCAACACCTGTAAACAGTGTCATAATAAAAACACACTAATAGCAAGAAACTTGAGAATGCAACTCATAGAAAAAGTAGAACGAGGACAAGCAAAGTATCCCCAAGGTTGTCATTGTTGTGGAAAGATGGTAGACTTCAAACATCTATGTGCAGATCATCGTCACGATACAGGTGAACTACGAGGGTGGTTGTGCCACCATTGCAATAGAGGTATCGGACACCTAGGTGATGACCTAGAAGGTGTCAAGAATGCTATTCACTATCTTGAAGGTAATGTAGCAATACACTACTGGAAAGATCTGAATTATTCTACTGAAGACTTACTCAAAGGAGGTGAAATTGAACCTCTAGTTGAGAAGAAGACTCACTCATTGGAGGATTTTTTTAATTAATGTATTATAACTTTCGTGATGCTTTGACTGATTGTAGGTCTGTTGTACACCTCATAGGTATGCACGGACCTAATTTAATAGGATTAGAACTAGGTGTTGATACAGCACAGAGTCACGTAACTCTATTACAGAATTGCCCTAACATAAGAAAATTATATGGTATAGATAACTGGAAACCTTATACAGATTATTTACGAGAGGATGGAATACACGCACCATCTCAATCAACTACTGAACCACAGATGGAGTTGAATGAGTTTACTGCAAACCATCATATTAAATGGTCAGGTGAGAAAGATAGATCAGAAATTTGGAAAGGTAATGCAGAGGATTGTTTGATAGGATATGAGGATGAAACATTTGATTTTATATTTTTAGATGCGTGGTTAAATTATGATCAGGTCAAAAGAGAACTAAAAGATTGGTATCCTAAACTTAAACACGGTGGATTGTTTATAGGTCACGATTATAAATCAGATGCAGTTTCAACTGCTGTCTCTCAATTCAGAGAGCAACATAGTATCAAGAGTCATATGTCAGTATATGATTCTACATTCGTTTGGAAAAAAGGAGGATCTGAATGGTGAACAATTACGGACTTGAAATTCTCTTCTGGGTTATACTAGGAGTATTCTTTATCTACCAGTACGAAGAGAGGAAGAAGTGAAAAAGCATCCTATCTTTCCTGTAGAACTTTACATTTTTGAAAATGCAGATTTGATAGATCCTACTCTTGATGCGTTAGATCCCATTGAAAGAGGTATGTTTAATATGCCAAATAATGTGCAGACTACAGCAGGGAATCTACATCTATTAGATACTTTCAAACCTATTACAAACTGGATAGAAACTTGTCTTGAAGAAATAAAAAAAGATCAACAGTTTGAAATGTATGGTAAGTTTGAGATCTCTTTGATGTGGGGTGTCGTATCACCTCCTGACAGTGGTGGTTGTCATAATACTCATAGACATCCTATGTCATATTGGAGTGGATTATATTGTATGTCTTATGGATCACCAACCTTATTCCAAGACCCAGTTATTCCTAGAGCATACAACCAAATGGAAATCGTATCTTCTGTATATGAAAATGCAATGCCAGCACCTACCTATAAACCTGGTACATTAATAGTTTGGCCAAGTTGGTTATTACATTTCACCACACCACATCTAGGTGACTTTCCACGTATAGGTTTATCATTTAATGCTATGCCTACAGGTGCTATCAATCAAGGACCTTTTGGACAAAATATGGTTAACTTACAATTACTTAAGGATGACAATACAGATAGATCTAAAATGTGGGAATATGATGAGAAAGGATATGGTAAGGATGGGTTGGGAAAATGATAGAGATTGTAGACGATCTATTTGATTACAAGTTTGTATGGGATACGTATCAATACTTTGAAAACTACCAACAGTGGGAAAAATTAGGTGATGCCTTTGGCAGTAAAGTTCCTAGTCTTGGTAGAGTTTTTGATAAGGAGTTTGGTGAGTTTGAACCAATTGCAAATGAATATGTTAAACTATTAGATAGGCAAGACTTTAAACGTTGTCTTTACAATGCTTTCACATATCAAGATTGTCCAAAACCACACATAGATTCACATTCATCAGAAGGATTTACCTATATGATATATGTAAACCCTGATTGGGATGCTGGTATGGGAGGAGAGACTATCTTTATCGAGGATGGAGAAATTATTAAGTCAGTCGTACCTAAGTTTGGTAGACTATGTAAATTCACAAGTGAGATCTTGCACGGTGCAAGACCTCCTATGATGGATGCACCTACGAGATACAGTTTAGTATTTCAAACACATCCAGTAGAACCTGAGACTATCGCAGATTTATTATGAAGAACTTGAAAACACCATTACGATATCCTGGTGGCAAATCAAGAGCAGCATCAACACTGGTAAGTGAGTTCCCTCACAATATAAGTGAGTATAGAGAACCCTTCCTTGGTGGTGGTAGTGTTGCTATTGAATTTACTAAAAGGTTTCCTGATGTTCCTGTATGGGTAAACGATAAGTATTATTACTTAACTACTTTCTGGCAACAACTCCAATGTGCAGGAGAACAGATGGCAGAAGAGTTAACAGTATTGAAGAAAGTATATAACACTGAAGAAGAAGCAAAAAAACTATTCACTAATGCTAAAGAGATGATTTCTAAGTTGGAACCATTCCAACAGGCAGTCTATTTCTATGTGATGAACAAGTGTTCTTTCTCTGGATTGACAGAGAATAGTTCATTCTCTAAACAAGCATCTGTAAGTAACTTTTCTCAAAGAGGTATAGATAAGTTACCTGAGTATCAGAAATTAATTAAGAATTGGAAAATTACTTGTAAAGATTATCGTGTACCTCTATTAGCAGTAGGTCACGATACTGAAATGGATATTGATTTTTGGGAACCAAGTATACCATTCCCTTCTAGTAATTGTTTTATATTTCTAGATCCTCCATATGATATAAAAGATTTTTTATATGGAAACAAGGGTGGAACTTTACATAAAGGGTTTGATCATATTAACTTTGCAGATAATTGTAAAATGTCAACTAACAATTGGATGGTTACATATAACTCTAACGAAAAGATCAAAACTTTATTTAATGACTATAATGTAAGAGAGTTTGATCTTACATACACGATGAGATCAACTGGTAGTTATAATAAAGATCAACAGAAAAGAAAAGAATTAATGTTAACCAATTACAAGAGGCATTCACTAGATGAGTTTATCCAATATGATTAAGGAATTAGTAGAACCAAAAGATCTTCTATTGAATCACCAAGTTCAATCCTGTAGTTACAATTTAAATCGTCCACATCTAGCTAGTATTCTTAAAGAGAATATGTTTCACTATAATGGTATTGGTTTATCTGCAAACCAAATTGGTATCTGGGAAAGAGCATTTATAATGATGATTGATATAGAGAAAAAGAAAACAATAACTTGTTTCAATCCAATCATCAATAAATCATATGGTGATCCTGTTTGGTGTGAGGAGGGATGTTTATCCTATCCAGATCAAACAGTTAATGTTAAACGACCAGATAGGATTGTTGTAACATATGAGGATGAGACTAGGATGAAAATTAAATTGAAGTTAACAGGAATTACTGCTAGAATATTCCAACACGAATACGACCACTTAGAAGGTATTGACTTTATGGGAAGAAACGAAAATGAGTAAGAATCAATATCCTTTAGGTGATTATCTAAAGAGCATCAATGAAACAAAAGAAGACTTGACTCTACGTGAATCTGAGTGGATGAAGAAGTACCCACCCTTCATCATTAACAGGTGTCTTAGCAGTCATATGGATGCAATTATGATGGCAAATGAGATGAACGTTCACCATCAATTAGATAAGGATTTACAATATTCCTTTTATCTAAATACTCTTAGAAAAAGGAAAAGGTTCTCACCGTGGCAACGCAAAGATAAGATCGAAGACCTCGATGTTATCAAGCAATACTTTCATTACAATGATGATAAAGCCAAAGATGCCTTACGTATTCTGACAAAAGATCAAATTGAATTGATCAAATCTAAATTAAAATAGGTGGAAAATTATGAGTGGGGAAACCGTTTCTTGGTCGGTTGATAATATGGTAGAGGTTTCTCTACGTCAACCAGATGACTTCTTAAAGGTCAGAGAAACATTAACACGCATTGGTGTAGCATCAAGAAAGGAGAGAAAACTATTTCAGTCTTGCCATATCTTACATAAGAAAGGTAAGTACTACATAGTACACTTTAAAGAATTGTTTGCATTAGATGGTAAGCACGCAAATATTACATCTAATGACGTAGAGAGAAGGAATAGAATCACAAAGTTATTATCAGATTGGGGTCTAGTTAACATAGTCATAGAAACTGATCTAGGTACTCTTGCACCATTAAATCAGATAAAAGTAATCTCCTACAAGGATAAGAAGGAATGGGTTCTTGAGTCGAAATATAATATCGGAAAGAAGAAGGTTGTAGAGGGTTAAACCCTTATATATAAGTTAGCATAAACACATATTATGGTAGAGAAGACACCCGAAAAGAAGGTAGAAAAACCAAAAGGTCCTATCGGTAAACTCAAGGAATTGACTGAAGATAAGGAGGAGCAACTTGCTATCCTTAGTACATTTGTACGACTTGGAATTTTAGTTTGGGCTGGCGGTATATTAACATTAAATTATGTTACAATTCCTGGTTGGGAACAGGATAAAATTGATCCAACTTTTATAGCTTCGGTCTTCACAGGAGTGACAGCTACCTTTGGCATTCAATCAGGTGCTAAAAAGAATGGTAATGGTAATGGTAATGGTGGAGCAAATATATCCAAGAAGGATATGGAGATGCTCATAGAGAAAGCAACACAAGCAGCACCAACACAGACAATTAAATTAGAGTTACCACCAGTTAAAATCTCATCATAGATATGGATCAAGATGAAACAATGTTTGGTGCAGATCCCAAACCAAAAAAGAAAAAGGTAAATCTCGTGAAGTACTTTGCTATAACAGCAGGAGCACTATTTGGTTTATCACATATAGGTATGATTGGTATGATGAGTAAAAGAAGTCAAGTACCAACTCCTAATATACCTGTAGGACCATATACATCGTATGTCATACAGGCAGACAAAGAGGGATACAAGATCAGTTATACTGCAAACGATCCGAAGACCGCATATCTTACTAAAGATATTAAAGAGAAGGGTGGTTTCTTAGGTCTAGCAAATGAAACAACTAAGGTTACTGAAGAATACTTTATGGACGGTAAAACCAATCAAGGTGGTCCTGTTTCAAACCAGAGGTCTTGGATATCTCCATACCAGAAATTCGTAGATGAAGGTCATACTTCTCAGAAGAATGAAGCCTGTATTAAAGCAATCGGTGCAGCAGAGGGTACAGGTAGACTCGTGGGTACCTCTGTTGGTGCTGCTGCTGCCCCTGCTCTCAGTGGGATCCCCTTTATTGGTTGGGTTGCTGCTGGTTGGGTGGCAATGTTTGGTGGTAATCAGGGAGCTGATATAGGTGGCAATATGGCAGAAGACCTAAATAAAGATTGTTAATGAAATTTTTACTATGCAAAAAATCATAAATGGAATCGCTATTGCTAGTGGTATTGTATCTCTCACCGTCGTTGGTACTGTTGGGTATGTATTCATACGCAAGGATGCAATTATCGAGAGCGTCAAAAGCAAGGTAATGGAATCAGTCCTACCTACTGTACCTTCTCTACCTAGTCTCGGATCTGCTGGATCAGCAGGAGCTCAAAGCATTTTACCTGATCTACCAACCCCTATGCCCTTCTAATGGACTTCCAGAAGATTACAAGCACTGGTACTGCTATCGCTGTAGTTAGTACTGGTGCTGTAGTTGGTGGCAATAAAGTCATCGACAATGTTAGAAATGGACCTGAGATTCGTGAGGAAAGACAGATAGAAAAAATACGTCAAGTTGTTGCAGAGGAGATATATAAACAGTTAGTAAATACCTTTCCAGATTCAACTGGTCAGATAGACAAAGTATACGTACCTAAGAAACAATGACATTTTTTAAAGAACAAATAAAAAGATTTTTCAACACAGGAAAATGGGCATTGAAGTTAATCTTCCTTGTAGTACTTGTTGAACTAGGTATTGTCACAGGAGCACTTATTGGTTTAGCAGGACCACTTGATGAGAATGACAGCGACAACATCAAACATATTATGGCAATGATTGCTACTAAGTCATTTGCACTATATGCTGCTGAGAAAGGATCAGCACCAGCAGACCCTTATAAAAAACTTCGTGAGGAGTAAGTGGATCCCATTGAAATACCCCAGATTAATCTCAGGGGAACTTATAATATCAACGGACAGATAGTAACTATCCCAGACATACGACAGGTAGATAATAGAATGTGGATACAAGAAACACCACAGTCTATACCCATCACTGTTCCGATCACTATACAAGTAGGAACTCCTGTTATTGAAATGCCTGGTTGTGTAAAGGTACACAAAGAAAATGCTAGAGAAAGAAATATAAACAAACAATTAGTAAATGACGATCCAAAACAGAACGTAGTTTTATGTGATGGAGGTATGCCATACTACGAACCACCCGACTATAGATCAGATGGTTTAGAGTGGCAGACTGTCTATGGTGAGCCAGAGGAGATAGAAGAGGGTGTACCCATTGAAGAACCAATTCCACCACAACCAGAGGTTGAACCACCTGAGACCCCTACAGATGGTAATAAGGAAGTAGAGTGTCCACCATTAAATGCAAGACGTATAGGTGATAGAAGTCAAAAAGGTGATGAACAAGTTAAAGAATATAAACTAACACCTGATGGGTTATTCTGTGAAACCATCTGGGAACCTGTACCAGTAACAGAACAATTCCTTCCATCAGTAGGTGTTGTATCAACAACCGCAGTCATAGCAACGGTTGCTACGGCATCTGCCCTATTTGCAAAACCTTTAGCGGATCTTCTTTTGAAGGTGATAAAACCTCTTGTGAAGAAGGTAATAGATTCTGGAAAAAAGAAACTAGGGGGTTCTGTTTATCATCCGTCTTTATCTGAAGTGAAGACAAATCTTTATCGGAAGTCGAAGGGATTACCTGAGATTGATTATCAGAAGATGAGGAAGAAGAAGAAGGATCCACCCAGTTAGGTTTAGGTATGTTATGACTATGTGGTTGTAATTGACCACCTGGTGTGGTAACTACAACGTCAGCACACACAGCGAAGTATGGAGACTTTGGATGGAACATAATTCCAGCTTTCTTGAGCTCTCCACAATTTTTTAATCTGGCTATCTCAAAGTCGAGACGCTTATTAGCAATGAGTTGAAGTTGCATATCATTTTGTGCTTGTGCTGCTTCAGTACATTGTTTTTGTAATTTTTTATTGAGTGGTATGGATAGAGTAGCAGATAAACCTAGGTTTAATGATTGGTTCGCAGACATATCAGTACGAACAGGTTTGTTCCATACAACATTGCCTGGATTATCTGGTTTTCCATCGGGACCAACTACATCTACAACAATTTCCATATCTTCACCATCAGGAAACCATCTACTACCATCTGTTTTAGTTCTAGTATCGTACCAAGTCTCCCAAGGATAGTTTTTAACAGTAACTGTCTGTTGTGTAGTACGACCAGTGAAGTCGGTCATATCATATTGTGGTTCGTTATAAAAATCTACCCAAGGATCTTTCCTTGAATCTGCAAATTGTAAGTATGGTGTCACGTTGAGCGTTGCACCTTGACATTGCACACCACCACCATAGGTGTTTGTGATATAAGGACCCTGTAGGACCTGTATAGCTTGATTGGTCACGGAGCCTGAACTATTGGCAATCGGGTTTGCAGTAGCAGACACTCCACCGACATTCTCTGCCTGTAAAGGTAAAGAATTAATGCTGAGAACCGTTGCTATTACTGGGTAAATGTACTTGTTGTATCTGTTACGCTTCTTATAGTTGTTACTCTTTGAATTATTGTTTGATTCGTCATTCCAGCTCCTTGATAACTTTGAGTAAATTGGAACGGTGCACCTTGCTCTGTCATTGTGAAGTTGTTTTGTGAAGAGAAGTCTAAGTTGTCGAACGAACTTGTTACCGACCCTGTTACGCTGACTCCGTTTGTTGAAGTGCTTAACGTTGACGGTGTTACTGTCACTGTTGATGTATTCACTGGGGGGTTCAGAGGTTGGTTGTTGTTGGAAACCCCTGTCCCTGTCACGCTGTATTCCCATCCTGTACGATAATCTATACTGTTTATGGTCTCCGTCACGGTACTTTCAGTTTCTGTATGAGAAGTCATACTTCCTTGCTGAAAATTTGGGACCACAGGCACCGCAAGGGTTTTTAATGGCAGACCCAAGAAACATAATAGTAGGAGTCCTATTCGTTTCATATTATATAGGGGTTTAACGTATGGTGACTTCGGTGACAAACTGTCCAGTCGCTGTGGTTCCACTTCCACCAGCTGTTAGAGCCATCGCTCCAGCAGTACTAATGGTTCCAGCCAAGGTACTAGCGGTACCAGGTGCTGTAGAAACTGTGTTACTGTAACCGTTTACATCACCAACATCAGCAGCAGTAGTAACGATAGCGTCACCAGTTGTTATATTCTGTGTGAAACTGTATGCGTTTCCTTGAGTAGTTTGTGCTACATCAGGCAATGCAAACGTTGCTGTCCCTGTTGCACCGACTGCTGAAATACCACCTAGGTTATTAGCAGCACTACCACCTGACGGTGTAATGGTTGTGCTCACACCAGATCCACTGGTACTATATGAGTTTGCTGCTCTCGATACTGAAGTATAGCCTGCGTCAACTTGTAGTTGGACTGAACTTGTCAATTTATGAGTCAAATCGGCACGTGCTGCCAATGGACTCAACATTCCAAGGATACCAAAAGCGATAAATGCTTTTTTCATTTTCTTGAGAAAATATTCCTACTGTATATATACCTATCATTATGTTTACGGTGAACCGAACTTGATAAATTGGTACCCCTGTACTAAATATAGTTGAGTGCCGAAAGGGCTCACACTAACAACTCGCTTTTAAAGGAGAACTATGACTATTCAGAGGTACCAAGCAGCCGATTTACCTGAACTCTTTGACAGGATTACAAAGAACAGTATCGGATTTGACAATTATTTTGCTAACGTTTGGGATACACCCAACCAAGCATACCCACCATACAACATCATAAATCTTAGTAATCACGAATCAAGACTAGAGATTGCTCTTGCAGGATTCAAAAAAGATGAAGTGAAAGTCTATACAGAGTATGGTAAACTACACGTAAAAGGAACTAAGGAAGATAAACCAGACGTAGAGTATTTCCATAGAGGTCTTGCAGGGAGATCTTTTGAAAGGGTATGGACACTCGCTGACGATTCCGAAGTGACTGATGTATTATTTGAAGATGGATTACTAACAGTGGATCTTAAAAAGGTAGTCCCTGAGTACCATCAAAGGAAAAATTACCTAGGTGTTGACAAAGATACCTAGAGTGTGTATAATATTAGCATCGAACACTTAACGTTAATGTTCGATCCACCAATAGTATGAGCGATGTGAATTTTAGAAGGCATCGGGTGTTTCGAGAAACGCCTGATGTCATTTTCTATGATATATCAGTTGAAGAATCCAATGCACAAGACTTAGTAGTACATACTAATGCTGCTGTATCACCACCAGATGATATGGTAGGTGCAAAGCAATTCTACATCCACAGATATCAGCAAGATCACAATCGTGTTTTGTCAGGTGAAAGAACTTTTGAACTTGTAAACTATAACTGGAAG